AAATGTGCCGTTCATACGCATCATTTGCTCTTCGTCTACATTCTTGTTTGATAAGCGTAACATTATGCCAAACAAGTCTCTCATGCCATCTGCTAGGTTACGCACCATAACTTCAACTTGCCCAGCCGCAGCTTGCACAGTAGCTTGCACAGCCGCTTTAGTTGTAGATTGCATTGCATCTGGGTCTAATCCCATTGAAGCCCGTGAGACGCCTGTTTTAGTCTCTACAAGGCCATCTAGGTAAGTTAATGCACCTAATGTCTGCCCAGCAGTAAAAGGCACTGACAAGTCTTGTACCGCACCAGCTTGGCGCATTCTTACGATTGCACCAATCTCGTTGTTTAGCACGTCATCAATGTTAGCTGCGCCTTCTATGACCGCCAAACGTGGATTATTCGTCATTGCTACGTTATCTAAGATTGAGCGTAGTATTGATGTGGCTGCGTCTTGGTCATCCATAACTATTTCAGCTAGTGAACGTCCATAGAATGTATGTGGTTCTGGGTCTATCTCAAACTTAGCAAAAGGTAACTCATCGCATGGCTCAAAATCTAGCATCTCATATGATGTACCACCGCAGGTAATTTTGTGTAATACGGGTATGCCAGTGCCATCAGCATCTATTCGCATATATGCTTCTGTCACAGTTACATTCTTCATTGATGGGTCTTGCTCATCTTCATCAGATGTATCTAAGTCATATCCACGTCTTTCATGTACTTCAGCTTCAGTCATTTCTGACCCGTTATCAAAGCTGTTTAAATCTAATACAACTTCAGGGTCATACCCCATTGCAATTAAATCACCCGCACGCATTTCAGTTCTGTGAGCCACCAAGTAAGCATCTTTAAGATTGCGTGCATCTCGGTTTACAAAGAACTCTTCAGGTGGAACGCTTTCTATACATAGTTCACCACGTTCTTGTTGGCGGCTAATCTTTATGCTGTGTGATGGTGTTTCTATTTCCATGCCCACCTCATCCATTGAGATGCTCATTTCTGTAGTTTGTTCTAGCACGCTTACTTCATCATCATCTGTAAGATATGCAAGTTCATCATCATTTAAGTCTGTGAATGTGTATATCTCTGCTTCTGGATATGTCATCCAGTATGCCTTTACGATACCTTGTTTCTTCACAAGTGCATCTTGGAATGCATCATTAATTACGCGGTATCCGTTTAAACGTGTAAACTCATGGTGCATAAATTCAGTGGCTTGATCTGCCATTGCTACATCTTCTGGGCCATGTGGTACAAATTCTACTGGCTTTGCCGTACTTAGGAATATACGCATTAAGCTTGGCTTTACTGCCCGCACAGTATCACGTACTTTTGTGGCTACAACTTTACTTCTGCCATCCTCATAGCCAAGATCAACTTCACCATCATAATATCGCTGTGCTTTAATTCTATCTTGGCTTATTTCGCTTTCAACAAAATCTACTGCGCTGGCAATAGCATCCTGGACAATGCCTTCGACTTCTCTACGTGATTTTGGTTTTAATTCCATGATCTATTCCTGTCCATCTGCGATTGTGGTTGATACTGCACCCGCTAAATATGGCGCTAATGATTTTTGCACTTTATTGTAATTAGACGGAATACTTGTATCAAGTAGTAGTGATCTAAATAATTCCGCATCCTCAATAGCATCCATCATTAATTTTCTAGCAGTGTCGTTTGTAAGTTTCGACACTATTGCAGCAGCTCTTGAAGCACCTATTTGGGCTGCCTGCAAGGATGCACCAGCACTTCCATCGCCAAAAATTGCGCCAGCCCTTGCGCCTGCTATACGCGCCACTGTTGACAATATGTTATTACTTTCAATTTTTGCTAATGTGGAGTCAACATTCTTTACGCTTTCAGCTGCATCAAGTTTTGCAAGTTCTGCTGATATAGTTTTTAATCTATTATATTCAGATTTTGAATAAACTTGTTTTGCTATGCTTCCCATTTCCTTATCCGCAAGCATTGCTTTCATATTTACTCCAGTTATATTATCTCCAATTATTTTATTAGAAACTGCTTTCTTCAAACCCTCTAAAGATTGACCTGTTTTGTCTTTTCTGACTTGAATTAAAAGTTTTGCAAATTCTTTTGCTGGATACCTAGAGGTTATAATTGCCTCCAACGCCCTATTTGGTTGTGCATTTACAAGTTTACCACCGACGGAACTCTCAATTGCTTTTTTAAACATTGTTGTTTGTTCGCTGGCTCTAGTAAGTTTTTTCTGTGCTTTTATAGCTGTTTCAATTTCCGCTTTGACAGTTGGAAATTTATTTATTAATTCTATGTTTTTTTGTAGAAAATTAATTGTATTATTTTCGTTAAATTTATCTCCAGTAAATGCAACTTCATTAAATCTTGACTTTAAGAAGTCTGCTGTAGCATTTTTTGTTTCAGGTGAAGATGTTGCAATATCAATATCTCTTTGAGCTACAAATGCTTTAGAGCCTCCAGAACCCATAGATGCCTGTAGTGCAAGTTCTGCATCTATATCTTGGCCTCCATCTATTGATCTTTTTAATAATTTTCCAACAGTGCCACGCGAAAACTTTTCGTGCATTCCTCTACTAAATATTCTTGCATTAGCAATTTTCTTACCAACATCACCAGACACATTTGCATTATCAAAATCTTTTAAAATTGCTTCAGCTACAGTGTTAGCTATTCTTGCGGTATTTTTTTGTTTTGATGTACCTGACATTGCGTTTCTAGCGGTTTCCCTTAATTTAGAGTAAAGGCCAATCATTTCAGCAACAGATTGTGTATCTTTTTGTTTTAAAAATGAGTTTACTTCAAATGGTATGTCTGATTTTTGCGCCCAAACTGTATTTTCTTTTAGTTTCCTTGCAATATCCTTTGATTCAGTTGCATTTATTTTAACATTAGTTGGTACTTGCCCCCACAATTCTTTTTCAGTTTTCAATGCAGAAGCTTCAGCTTTAATTATTTCATCAGAAACTACTCTACTCGCTTGAGTTTCTGACATACCAGCTTTTGGCATATTTTGCTTTGCGCTTTCCTTTGCTCTGAAAATCATATTATCAAGGTTATCAAAAACTTCTTTTTGTCGAGCTTGCAAAAACTCTTGAGTAACACGCACATCTCCACCAATGTCAGATTGCTTTAATCCCAATTCACGAGATTCAGTGCGTTGCTTTTCAATTCTTTCCCTTAATTTTGGATCAGATTTCATTGCTGCTTTTTCAAGTTGCAATAGTTTTGGATCACCAATTTGTTGTGCTGGCGTTAAGTTTAATTCTGTAGCTTCTTTCGATATTAAATTAGCTAATTGAGACGCTCTATCTTCACCACCAGCAAATTCTTTAAATTTTTCTCTAGCTATTCTAGTTCCACCAGCTTTTGTAAACGGGTCTATAGTACCTTTTATTGCTTGCGAACCTGACCCAATAACTTTACCAGGCGCAGAAGACATAAACTGCCTACCAGCACTGGATAACCCCATCTGTGTAACCCCTCCACCAAGGCCACCCGCTAATGCAGCTAAATCTTGTATTGGTTGACTGTAGCCACGTTCTTCTGCTTCACTAGATGCTGCCCTACTTAAACCGCCCGCAGCTAATTCTGCGGTGATACCACCTTTAGTTAACATAGACCTATATGCATCCTGGGCAGCTTTACCTACAATATTACCACCTTTTGATATTACTTGAGCGCCTTTTGCTATAGGCAATACTGCGCCAGCAGCGCCACCAGTGCCATACATGAAGTTTTCAAGAAAACCTTCTGGCTTTTCTTCAGCTAACTTTATACCACCAGCTTTCATTAAGTTTTCTAATCCAGTTACGGCTGAACCTGTAATTCCTAAATTATCTAGTGGGTTTAAAAAATCTACAACTCCACCAACAGTTTGAGCAATGCCTTTATTAATTAAAGGTAAAGTTCCTTGGTATTCACGTTTTGGCTCTAAACTTTTAGCTAATTGTGCCATTCTTTTTGCTTTATTTCGATCGCCTTGTTTTAAAGCAATCTTCATTGCCTTTAAGGCATTTTCAAATGTAGGTTCAGCCATTTTTATCTCACTACCCTAAAAGGTCATTCATTAAATCTATGTCACTTTGGTTTATATTGGCGTCGAGCGCAGGGGAAAGAGCTTTTTCTAAAGAAATATAATCATTTAAAGATACCTCTAAACTATTTAAAGCAGACTTAGCTGCGCCTCTATCTGCAGCGCTTAATGTTTCATTATTTGCAGTGTTGAAAGCAGCATCATAAGTGCTTTGCATGAGCTTTCTCATTTCCGTAGCTTTTTGTAATGCTCTAGCAGGACCAGTTGATAACTCTCCTGGCTTAATAGTTAGCTCTTCAATTCTTTCTCTAGTAAAGTTTGATGGTCTTCCTGGAAATTCAGCAGCTAAATTTAAAGTAGTAGTTGTCGCTAAATTA